TTCTATGATTTCTGGGTTTTTCATTGCTGGTGGTTCAGTGACAGAAACTTTTGGTGGCTGGGACTTGGTACTCAAGTTCCTCCCCGCAAATACAAGACCGGCAATGGCCATGAGTGATATAGGATCAGCCATTCTTACTTCTTATTAACATTTTTATTAAGGTACCTTTGCTGGAACAGACCATTCTGGACATCAGCTCTAGTGCTCGAAGGTTCATAACTCATCGTGCGAAGGGGAACCTTACATTCCATGTTGCTTAGGGGAAACAAGTTTCGTTCATAAGTCTGTACGAGATGCTTGTTAAATCGGGAAGTAGATTGGGGACGAAGTTGATCACTTGTCTCAATATATTGTGCTGGGGAACCCTTACCCGCCATGTATGGGGCAGTACCGTACAACATAGTGTTGGGTCGGCAACTGCCACAGTTCAGGCTACCGGGCTGGGGGTATACAAAAATTTCATCAGTCGCTTTTACGGCGGGTAGAGCACCCGCGTTTTGAACAATGGAAAGTCCAGGTTGAAGCTGATACGCCATTTATTATTATATAAGAATATTAATCTAACTATATGTTCCGCCACCCCCTCGGACACTTCCACCACCAAAACCACGGCCAATATTTCCATCTGAACTCAATCCGGAAAATGCCTCGAGCTGGACACCCCTAGCATTGGGATCACAAAAGCGGGTATCACTCTTACACATTGGTGCATTTTTTTTACCATATAAAGCCTCTGCGAAAGCTGTTTGGTCTCCTGGGATATTAGTCACTGGGTTCGAAACAAACTGACGTTCCATAGCATTGCGAAGGTACTTGGGCATAGCAGTACGAGAACGCCCCGCATCATACGGGATACGATCGCTACTGTAGGCCTGAACGAATGGTTTTACCGTGGGGTAATAACACGCCTCCAACCTGTTGGGTGCATCGGTATAATCGGTGATAAGAACATTCCCCATGGGGTTGTCTGGTGTAGGCATTTGACATGACACACCTTCAATAGAATCACCATATGTTTCCTTAACCATTTTAGACTTATAAAGAACATACACAACACCCAAAACCGTCGCACCCAACACGAATACACGTGGGTCACGCCGAATAAGATAGAGTATAGTGCATACATAAATGATAAAACGGGAAGCAGCGTTTACCCTGTCTTCTGGTGTTTGTTCACCTGTAGGCCAAAATTGGGTGACCTGGTCAGCATCAAAAAGCTGTTGAGGATCATCGAACCAAGCTTTCATTTAGTATATGTGGAGGTTTATTTTTTTGGGAGACCCTTCAACATGTTGCCCATCATCTGCATGAGTGCATCCTGGTCGAGTTCACCGTCACCATTCTGCATACTGTCAGCGACACCTTTGGCAATAGTCTCAATTTGAGCAAGTGTACCTTCGGGAAGAGAGGTGATAGTAGTACCGAGCATGTATAGGGTTTGGAGATACTGCCAGGTAGCACCCTTGGTACCTTCACTCATCTTAGTCCAGTACCGCTTGATATCAAGTTCCTTGAGAAAGTCAATGTTCTCAATTTCCTCGAGAAGAAATGTCTCATCCTTAGCAGAAATCTTGTCCGCGTAGGGAGAAACACCCTTCATGAAACCATCAACAACGAGACGAGGGTTGGTCGACTTGAGTAGGTCGAACGATGTAAGCATTTTTTTAATTCCTTTTTCCTCTGGAAAAGTCTTGTGCAATTCCACAAGAAATTGACTCATCATATCATTGAATGCAGTGACGGATGCCATTTTCTTATTATATTGGTCTAATCTTTAAGTTTAGAAAGGTTCGGTCGAAATAGTCTCCTTTTTACCTAACCCACCTGATATTATGAAAAATACCAAAATCGCGTTTAGAGCAGCGGGTTTAGTGTATTTATTGAGTTCGAGTTTACCTTCATTATTCAAGTACGCCTTGAGATGAATATAAGTGGCGGTTATACCAGCTGCAATTAGGGCGGCACTCACTGGGTCGCGTAATTGCTCTGAGAGTTCCATTTAATTATACCTGGGATTTTTTGTACGTTGCTCTGGTGCATCACCAAAGAATACATTGTCATCTGGTTCCTCTTGGGGTTGACCCATTGGTTGACCCATTGGTTGACCCATTGGTTGCGCAATTGGTTCTGACACTGGGTCAGGTGCCTGGACACTGTGGATAGTTTTGAACTCATTTTCAAGTCCAGTTGGTCGGGGCTCACCGTATTCTTCCACTCCTTCGAGTGGTTCAGGTTCGGGTTCAAGTCCCTCAAGAGGTTGAGACTCCATCTCTTCCATCTGTTCGTCAAGAACGTCGGGGTCCATACTGTCCTCAACCTCACCATCGAGTGAAATATCACGCGTTTCTTGGGACATGTAGGTTTGAAGAATTTGTTGTACTGGAATAAGTTCCTTCACCGTATTTTCAATGCATAGGGTAAACCGCACCCTGAGGTTCTCATCGCGAATATATTCACTCTGTTCATCATGGAAAATGTAAGGGTCCCTGTAAAGGTCTTTGGCGATATTGTTGTAGCAGGTTTGAATAAAAACCTCTTCAGTTGGGAGCTTGAGAGAAATCTTCTTATTATCCGCCTTGAGACGAACAGCCGAAAGAATCTTGGTACACGCAACAAAAACAGCCGCGAGAAGGTCACCAAACCATGAACACCGGTCAGTGATGTTATCCGAGTGGCGCTTAGACATGGCATTAGACCAGTTTGGGACCTCCTTCAGGTGCTTCTGGAACATGATGAGAACCTGCTTACCCTTAGAGGTCTTCATCGCTTCATTATACATTTCATCAAAAACTTCAATCATAGGTGGATACATAATAAGGCACATCTGTCCAAGATATTCCTTTTTAGCTTCTACAAGCACACTCAAATTGTCCATTTATGATTAATAGGGTTTTTAAAATGATGTTTTCCTACGCACCACTCCTCCTGTACTGATTAGCTATTTTCTTCAGATTCATGAGATTTGGAAAATCACCCTCCTCCACTTCTTCCTTCTTTATTTTACTCTTTTTAGGAACGATCCAACATATATACAGGTCGTGATCACTTACCAGTCTTACTGTAAATCCACCAAGTTCAAACTGTCTAGCAACATATTTAGCTGCAAGTCTCCTATCAAATGCTGGGTACCCGAGTAAGAATGTAGGTACAGTAAGAAATAGTTGTTTGTGTCCAAGTTCTACAGCTTGTTTAATCTTTGAAGAAAACTGTTCATAAATCCTTTTATATATATCTTTTCGCATTTGTTTTCGTTTGTCATCAATTTTCGTCACGTCATTGATGCTTAACATTACAATTACTGCAACTTATTTTTGACGGAATCCAACTCACCCTTGGTAGGAACAGCTGCTTCCTTGACGAGTTCATATTCAACAAACTCTTTACCAGCGGAACCTTCTGTGAAGGCGCGTACATCACCTGGTGCCTGAACACCGATGGGCTGTGTGCGAAGAGAAATCACACGAGACTTTCCATTCTTAACCTCGAACGAGGCAACCACGGAGAAACCAAATGAGAAACCACCCTTCTTCATGACCATAAACATAACTTCATAAATCTCCTCCCTCTCTTTCCTATACCCCTTGACGGCGGTAGTTTCAATGATGTAGGTGCAGACACCCGTACGCTTGGAGATTTCCTGGTTGGCTTGAAGCACAAAGTCTTGCATCTGGTCATTGTCGAGGACGACTTCAAATTCCTCAAATCCATCAAGGTTTGGTCTGGAGTCATTCAATTTTATGGGCGATACGGGTTGTGTGTACCCTGAGAGACCGAAGGTTTCTGTGAAGGATTCCATATTGGTTGTCAGTAGAACCACAATCAGGATGAGGATAAAAGCCAACAAGTAGTTCATCTTTACTAGTATGCGTTAATTTTTTTTTAGAAAATACCATATACATAGTAGATGTCATTGTTGATTTATAGCCCAAGATGTAAACACTCGATGGATGTTATAGAATACATCAACAAACACCCACAGTTGAAACAGCTCGTGAACTATCACAATGTTAATACACAGGGGATACCACCAAATTATAGAACTAAGATTAACCGTGTTCCAACCATGCTGACTAAAAATGGTAAAATCCTGGTTGGGACTGAAATCAAAAACTGGTTGGACTCTCTTCTGCCTGCTAAAGAAGTGTCGAATGGTTCAATAGGTGCATTCGGGTGTTCAATGACATCACTCGATGGTGACGCACCCAGCTCAGATTTGTTTTCCCTGGATGATTACGGTCAGTCGCTTCAACCAGCCATGACTAAGGAACTTGAAGAGAAAATTGCCAGGGAAGTATCTAAAGGTGTAGCGTATCAAGAACTAAATAATTAGAAACGAGTTAAAGATCTAACGCACATCTTGAAGTAGATATGAGATTAGTAACAATCCAAGCTTCGGCTTTCAAGTCAACCTTTGAGGTTCTAAAAGACATCCTAAATGATGTGAATATATACTTCAAACCAGATGGGATGTATATAGTCACCCTGGATACAGCTAGAACATCTCTCATTGACATCTATTTAGCGGCTGACAATTTTGAAGAATACAGCTGTGACCAGGAAGAAATCATTGCAGGTATCAACATCTCTAACACCTTCAAACTCCTAAAGACGATAACAAACAATGATGTCCTGACCATCGAAATCAATTCCAAAGAATACATGAACATGGAGATTTCAAGTGAAGCGAAAAAGTCTCATACAAAGTTTGAACTCAAACTCTTAGACATCAATGAAAGTCGTATTGAGGTTCCAGAAATTGAGATGACCACTATAACAACTTTAGCATCAACCGATTTTCAGAGATTATGTCGTGATATGTCCAATATAGGTACAGACATTGAAATTACGAGGGAAGGTAATAAAATTGAGTTCAAATGTGAAGGTGATTTTGCGAATCAAGAAACATCGATCGAATGTCTAGAAGAAAGTCAAAAAATTACTGGTATGTACAGTCTAAAATACTTAAATATCTTTACAAAGGCGACGAGTATGTGTGCGTCTGTGCAAATTATACAGGAAACAGGGAATAGGTTTTTGATTTTGAAATACAATGTTGCAAATCTGGGTGAGCTCAAGTTTTACCTAGCAACTAAGGTATCTGAAGATCTGTAGTAAAATTCTCGAGGGTGTGGAGAGTCTTTTTCATTCCTAAACTATTCGAAAGAATAATCTTAGGAAACCTATCTTTTAGTACATCTTTATCGTAAAATAAGAAATGTTCAAGTGGAACTTTTTGACCATGGAAATCATTCCGGGGTCCGTGGTACCGTTTCACCTTTTCAGTAATGTTCTTCATTGGTTTATCATCTTGATCAACTATCCAAGCACTACTCAAAGGGATACTAAAATGCATAGATACATCTTCGTTTTCACCTGGCCTGAAGTTAATGTCATTTGAAATGGCTGTATAGATATGCCCGTTATAGTAATACTTTACCCGTAAAATGATATATTTGACATTCTGTGGTATAGAGGTGTTTCGAAAATCACGGCCTGTAACATTTACATAGAATTCTTCAAGAATACCATCCCAATCCTTACTCTCTTCTGTCCAAAAGTTATCCTCAGTTAAATACTTCATGTCATAATCAATTTTATATTCCAACTCTTCATTGACAATACTGTAGTCTAGTGGTGTCATTAAGTTTTTATAAAAAAAGTAAATAGCACTTAAAAGTTTGAGAAGCATTTCTTTATATAGAATGGAAGGAAACTTTTTAAGTAGATATAACAATAAATTAGATGAATGGAGTGAGCTAATTAAGAAGGATCCAACGAAGAGACGTAAGTATGAATCGGATATGGCACAGTATATTATGAAATGCATGCCTTATATGAATCAACATACCGATGATGGTGAAGAAATGACCAATACGGACAATGTATTCAATGTGAAAGAGACAGTTGGCTTAGCAAGAAGGGATATATTTACAGACTACTTGATAAAAGTAGAAAAAAAGAATATACAGAGACCAAATGAACTAATAGCTAGAGAGGAATGTGACAACTGTGAATCCAGTAATGTAGTTCATATTAGGGATACAGCAGATTTAGTATGTGATGGGTGTGGAAAAATTGTTGCTAGAGCCATGAGTGATGAGTTGACCTATAGAGAAGAACAAGAGACTTCCGAAAAAATTATAAACTATTCATACAAACGGGAAAACCACTTTAATGAATGGTTGTCACAATTTCAAGCACAAGAGATGACTAATATCCCCCCTGAAGTCATCGACCAATTGAGAAGTGAACTAAAAAAGATGAAAATCAAAAAACTCGAAGATATTACACACGCAAAGATTCGTGGACTTCTAAAAAAATTAAGACTAAATAAATACTATGAACATGTTCCGTACATTACAAATATTTTGAATGGGATTAAGCCACCAAATATGCCACAAGAACTAGAAGAAACCCTACGAATCATGTTCAAAGATATACAAAGACCATTCGATAATAACTGCCCTACCGAAAGAAAAAACTTCCTAAGCTATTCATATGTACTCTATAAATTTTGCGAACTTTTAGGTGAAGATGCATTCCTCCAATACTTTCCACTTCTCAAATCTAAAGAGAAGTTGTACCAACAAGATGTCATTTGGAAAAAGATTTGTCATGACCTCCTATGGGAATTCATTCCAACAGTTTAAAGAATCCATATTATATTTACATAATGATAGAGTGTCCAAACTTTTCAGTGTGTCATAAAATGTATGACCCAAGATTGAAAGTATGTAGTCCATGTTTTTGGAGATTCAAAAATGAGGTACTCGAATTCAAGAATGATGAATGCCCACATTGTTTTGAAAATACAAAATGTGTCAAATTCAGAAAATGTTCACATTTTATTTGTCTCAAATGTTTCAAAAAAAATGATAAATGTGCTTTATGTTAATTACTTTCTATTTCTCAAATACTTTAGAAAAAGTTATAAATCCTAAAGTATTTTGAAAACCTAAGTAAAATATAATTATTTCAAAAAGTATACTATATCAAAATGAACACTGAAGAAAATCAACCCTTGTTAGCACTCTATGAGCTTGAGTCCCATGTGTACCCACACCTAGAAAATATTAATCAAACGGACCCAGCTGTTCAGCATTGCATGGAACAGGCGAAGTTTCATTTGAAGACAGCCCACGAACTCCTGGAAGCAGCGGTGTTAGGTCCACAAACACAGTATGATGATGATCGCGCATTTTATCAAAAACTCGCGAGAGTTCTCCCTTTGATGGTCCTAATGCAAACTTACGAATCTCCACCTCCCGACCAGGTTGAAGAGGAAAGTTCACCAGATACGCCGTCCTCAGTTCTGTCAAGTCAAGATATTTTTGAGCCTGTAACTCCATCCCATCAGTCAGAGATTTAATAGCTTTTAGTTCTAATATTACACTATTGTCTATAATAATATCAGCTCGTAATTGCCCTACAACATGTCCCCTAAATCTAACCAAAATGTGTCGCTCTGATTCATACGGAATCTTATTCTCCCTCAATATAACTTCGACCGCGTTGTGGTACACTCTCTCACTGTACCCAGGACCCAATTCAGAATAGACTTCCCCCATCATTTTCTCAATATCATACTTCATTTATAAAGAAACTAAAATTTTCTCTATATATGTTAAGATAGTATGCCACCAGCTGGTGTACTCGGAAAACGTGGTCGCTCAAATAGTACGAGTAACCGAGCCGTGAAAGCCAGTATACGTGAAGTGAATTTACCAAAACTTCAAATTGGTACAGGTATGGGGTGTCCAATTGCTGGTATGCCTCGATACATGAAAAGAGCACAAAAAACCTTTGATGAACTCGGATACGTATCTGCCTTTTTTGACTATAATGTTGCAACGAATCAATATGGTATCACCAAAAGTATCGATACCGTTGTAAAACGTCGTGGGAGTGTATACAATTTACCCAATACATTTAACGTAACAAACCAAGTCTATTTTTTCATGGTTGGTTTACGAAATAATAACCAAGGACATTCTGTGAGTGTTTTAGTCGACGCCCGTGTTCCCAGTAATAAAAGAATATGGGTCTTCGATCCTCTCGGGGAAACATCGAGGGATTCTATCTGGGGTAGGACAATGAGACAGACTGTAGTACCAATCATCAAACAATTATGGGGGGGGTCAAATACCACAGCCAGATACTATAATGGTCGTAATTTACAAGCTAATAATACTAGGGGTGTATGCTCAACATTTTACGTGACATTCATGGATATAATTCCATTTTTACTAAATGGCAGTGCGAATATTAACCAGTTGAGTGATACTGCAAGAATAAACGGTACACCAATGCGTTCTTTTTTCCTGAATTTCGCCCCTAATACAGAGGGCCGAGTCATAGTAAAAAACAAGACCCGATAAACTCTCAGTGTATATCAGGAAGTACCAATGAAATTAGGAGTCGTGCGCCCAAATATGATGTTAAGAAGACAACGAATGAAATTGTCTCATGAAGTAGTACACAATTTGAAAGAGATAAGTAAGGTATCTTCTTTCAAGCGGTGGGAATATGCAGGTGGTATCGAATACGATAATCTTAAATTTAGTACACCAACACGGATTACATCAAAAAAACGAAACAGAGTCGAAACTCGTGAAATTGAACAGGTGTGGTATTCTAAAATATCATATCATACACATCCAGGGATTGGGTATCATGAATGGACTATATGCGAAAATACACCAATATATACAACCCTCCCTAGTAATGCAGATTTTGAAGCATATATCAAGGGGTTTCCTAGAATGCAGGTAAATATAATTTGTGATTCACATGGATATTATATTATTGACGTCTTAAAATCAGTCTATAAGAGAGCATCACCCTTACCTGAAGCTGTTTATGAATATATGAGAAAGCTACGCAGTAGACCATTCATGCGCATAGGTGCATTTTCAGATGATGGTGTTGAATATTTCCATACAACTCTACAAAACTGGAAAAGATATATGAATGAAGAAGTTAACCCAGAAATGATAGAACTATTCGGGATATCGATTCAGTATTATGGGTATGATGATGATCCACCAAATGTTACCATCTATCGGGATATAGACGTAGCATAGAATCCTCTAATTCGTCAACTTCGTACCAAGCCCAATGACACTCAGACGAATCCTTATCTATTTTACACATATCCTGTGCTTCTTTTATCGCTTCAGTGAAACGTAAACGAAGTCTCAGATTTTCCTTGATTGGTCTTACCTCCGCGATACATGGTCGTTGGTACATACCTTCAAGGACATTCTTACGAGTCTTTGCCAGTTTTATCTTGTAAAGACTGTTTTCAGAGAAGGTTGCTATGCATTTCATACTTTATGAAGGTATTAAAGTTTTAAGTATAAGGATACTTGTGCACCCATAAATTACAAACCCATTTCTCCCCGGACTTTACAGGTTGTCCACCATGTAAAGCATCGGACGTGTCTAACCCATAGTTATCTAATGTATGGAAAAAGAGTGCATCCCCAGCATTCAGTTTATATTTTTCATTTAGATTCGGGAAAGCTGTTTCACCCCCTTCGTAGTCATCATTGAGAGCTATGATGAAAGTGTACAACCTCTTGTTCTTGTCTTGATAAAAGACATCTTGGTGAGGTTTGTAGTGTCCACCCTCTGTATATCGTAGAACTTGGAGTTGTTCACAATTCTTGAATGGCCTATCCGTATGACTCACACATTTCTTTATAATCTGCCTAACAGTGTAGTCGGTATTACCACTAAGCCAAGCTGTTTCACTTTTTCGGATTCGTTCATCAACCCTTCTATCCTTGTCTACTGTGGATACATGCAACTCCTTCTTGGCTTGTTCGATGATATATTTGCGTTCCTTTTCACTCAAGAAATTTTCAATTACCACCGGTTTGGGGTAGCTGGGAAGCAGGTAGACCAATAATACAATGAGGAACAATAGAATGACCATCTTACTATACTCACACAAAAAGTTTTCTGGGAACTGCTGAGTTATATCGCTTTCGTATCACCTCGAAAGTTTTATTACTGTACTCGATAAGGTTAGTTAAAATGTCAACAATTTCATGGTACCTTTGTGGTTCAATCATGTATTGTCTGAGAAGGTCCCCACCTGTATTCGCTATCATTTCAAATATATGTGAAATATCTACGAGTTTATCCATGTACTTTTCTTGACGTTGAAGTAAAATTTTAAAATAGTCTTCAGTCATCTCATTTAGCATATAAGATATCCGAAGCTGAATATTATCGGGTGGTTGCGTATCCATGAACATTAAATCACGCTCCACTTGATATATCATCACAGCATGTCGTAGTATGGTGTTAGGTGCCCCATGTTGTCTCAATTCCTTGAAGGTAGGTATACCCCCACATGGTATGTCCCCATGTTCGCGAGACATCATAGTTTTCTTTTTAAACTCTATGAAATGTGGGTTATGAATGCGCCCCTTTTCTATTTGACCAGTTCTCCAATCAAATGCAGTATGACAACTTGTACACCACATCTGAGCACATCCACTCGTCTTGTAAATAACTGTACCACATTTGGGACACGACTTACTGTCCTCATTTAAAAGATTCATCGTTTCAACCGTTTGTGGGTCACATTCGTGGTCATCTGTCAGTAATTCATTACATTTCTTACAATAGTGTTTGAAACACAATCCACAGTACCATTCCTCATTAAGAAATCCTTTACATTCCTCAACTGGACACTGTCTAATAAAAGAGGACTGGTCACGACCTATAAACATGTTACCATTTGTTCGCATGTCTTCTAGATGACGCCATACATTTTCCATTTTTTTATAGAGATCTCTGATTTCCCTCGTTATTTCAACCTTTTGTTCTGGATTGGTGTTATGCATATGATGTAGTTCCAAAAGTTTAGCTCTGTGGTCATTGAGTATAATTCTTAGTTTCCTCATTTGAAGAATTCGTTCAACCTCGGGTTGTGTCTCTGGCATTCGTGCTTTTTCTCTTTCAAATAGTACGACCTCACGGTGTCGCTTGAGTTCCGTATTTCGAAAATACTTTGTACAAAATAAATCTACAAATTCACGATTCCAGAGAGTCTTACACCCCATACAGTGTGGGTCTTCAAATGAAGAAAGTATGTATCTCTGACTACAGGAGCGACAACTCGATAAATCACAAAAGGGACACTCCACTTTTTTATGATTTATCTTGTTGTGATGTTCACAGCATACGTCGCATGTGGTCATTAATATAAAGGCACCTTATTTCT